CGAGTAAGATAAAGATAAGAAACCGTCCGATCCTTCGCTAACTGCGCTAGGCAAAATAGACTCTAGATCCTGCGCATAATACCCTAATTCTTTACGGCCGTTCTTTATGTAAAGCTTAGCTTTTACGTTTGCTATAGAACTTAGTAAGTAATTATCTTCTACTAAAGTTTTTAACCTAGCGTCCGAAGTATCAAAGAATCCGCCTGTAGCAGTAACGTTCCCTACTACATAAGTATTTCCTCCAATATAAATCCTAGAACCGTCATTACCTACAAAAATGTCATTTGCTCCGCTAGAACCTCTAAAAATACTTAAGAAACCATAAGCAAAAGAAGCGCTACCATTTATTTGTAATTTATAACCGTTATCGGTAGTAGTACCTATTAAAACATTACTTGAAGTATTAATAGTCATTACTTTTGTAACTGAACCATTAGGGCAAAAATATATATTCCCGTTACCCGTTCCTCCTTCTGCAAATAAAGTTAATCCGTAATCCGTTCCCGAACCTGTAATAGCGTCATAAGTATATAATCCACCTCTAAAAGAACCTGCTCTTAATATGCCATAATTTTGTGTTCTTATAGTATTATTAACAGTTAAAAGTCCTGCCGGAGAAAGAAACATTCTACCCGAAGGAGTTTCACTTGCACTACCCGAGCCAAACACCATTGTACCTTCATCAAAAGCAATATAGCAACCTGCGTAGCTTGTATTAAATCGAGCAATATTTGCCGTATTATTAACATAAGCATTAGTCCCTATTACTGTATACGTTTGCGCAGCACTTGTAAAGTTAGAAATAGCAGAATTTGGTCCTCCCGAAACATTTTGGAAACTTATAGTTGGAGTATTAGTAACAGTTGCTCTTAATGTAAGCAATCCCGAAAGTGAAGTAGTATTTATACCTATATTAGTTCCGTCATCATATATATTGCCATTAGCTAAAGTACTTGAACCTGTCCACCTTGTTATAAATCCTGCAGTTCCGCTACCTGTAACTCCGCTTCCTCCTCCTCCTCCTATAGTTACTCCGTTAATTTGAAATAATCCATTAATATTTACGTTACCATTAACTTGTAAAGTTCCTCCTCCGGTTACTCCCGAAGCAGTATTTACTAATAATGTATTAGAAGTCGTAATACTCATAAACTTTGTAACTGAACCATTCGGACAAAAATAAATATTACCATTACCCGTGCCACCCTCGGAAAATATTGTAATTCCAAAATCAGTACCGCCGCCGCTAATTCCTTTATAAGTATATAACCCACCCCTAAAAGTTGTATCAATTACACCAAAATTTAAAGCCTTTACATCTTCTACTGCAGTTATACCCTTTGAAAATGTAGCTAGACCTGTAGAAGATATTGTAAGTCTTGCTACGTCGCCACCTGTTGCAAACTGCATTTTTTGTTGCGCCCTTATTGTTAAATCCCCCGCAGCAGCCCCGCTAATAATATCAGTTGAAGCACCTGCAACTCCAATAAAACCCTTACTAGTTCCTAGATAACTAAAACGTATATAGGTTGCATCAGTAGCATTTAATTCTACTACTCCGGTATTTGTGATACTCATTCTTTGTATATTATTAGTACCAAAACTCAATCCTAAATTACGTCTTTCAAATAATGAAGTTGCCCCCGAATCGCTACTTAATGCAAAAGCACTAACCCCGTCTCGAATACCACTTAATCTTGGATTTGTTGTAGAAGAACCTATAGCAAGTTCGGTTATACCTGCGGTTACAGTTGGAGAAATACCTACTCCTGCATTTCCGCTAAACGTAGCACTCGTACCAATTAATCCTCTTGTTAAAGTAACATTTGTAGTATTAAAAGCAGCTATATTAATATCATCTACATTTAATAAAATATTACTTGCGGATAATGTATTAGAAGGATCTGCATTTAAAAGCAAGTTACCTGTACTTTCATAAGCAAATATATCTGCAGTATATTGAGAAGTTCCTGTCCAAAATGCAATACCTGCAAATGAAGGACCTGTTATATTAAAAGTTCTTACTCCTGTACCTGCAGAATAATTAGTACCTCCTAAAGCGCCATTTGTGCCATTATCCGTAAATAAACTATTACCGATAGTAGAACCTGTAGCCGTAAATTTAGCTAAAGTATTAATCGTACCCGTTCCCGTTACCGGATTAGTTAAAGCGTTTTGCTTACCGTTAAAAGTATTCCAATCGGTAGAAGTTAAAGCGCCTGTAGTAGTAGTATTTGCAGTAGCTATAGAAACAGTAGCCGCACCCGATACAGTAGATACACTAATAGGGGACGTTCCGCTAACGCTAGAAATACCCGCAGTAATAGTCCAAGTTCTATCCGCGCTAAGATCGTAAGTAACGCTATTAATAGTTAAAGTTCTTGAAGTAGGAACCCCACCTAATCCCGCTAAAGTATAAGTAGGAATATTTAAAGTATTACTAATTAAAGTAGACGCACCGCTAGAACCTGTAGTCGTTAAACTTGTAATTCTATTAGTGTAAGCCGTGTCCCAATTAGTTTGCGAAGCGTTAGTAGGTATTGAGTAACCCGCAGCAAAAGTAACCGCTAAAGTTCCCGAAGTTGTAATCGGAGAACCCGAAACGCTTAACCCTGTAGGTACCGACATAGCTACGCTAGTAACCGTTCCTAAAGGATTAGCAGCCCAAGACAAACTAGATCCGTCGGTAGTTAAAAACTTACCCGCGTTTCCTGTTTGAGTAGGGAACGCTGCTACCCAAGTGTAAGCGTCGTCCCAATTACTTTGCTTTACGTTAGTAGGTAAAGAATACCCGCTAGCAAAAGATAAAGCTAAAGTTCCGCTAGAAGTTACAGGCGAACCCGTAACACTAAAGCCCGTTGGGGCCGAAAGTCCTACGCTAGTTACAGTTCCTACATATTGATCCACATAGTTAGGGATATTTAAAACCCCTGTAACATTATCGTAAGTTGAAGCGCCGGTAGATCCTGTAGTCGTAAGACTAATAGACTGCCTAGCCCTTGCATTTGTAAAATATAAGTTAGATCCTTCTGCTATATTTGAAGTAGTACCTGCTACCTTAGTCCATAAACTTGTAGAGGTCTTGTATTGTAAAATATCGTTATTATCCGGATTTTGCGCAGCTACATTATGTAACTCGTCCATTTCGTATCCGTTTTGAATAGATACTTCTACTACCCCTTGGGTAGGGTGCGATCTAGTAACTATAGCTACATAGACCAAATGTACCGGAGCGTAAGGCTTAGTAGAAGTCCAAGCGCCTGCAGTAGTACCGCTTAGATAAAGCTGCGTCCCTTCCGGATAAGCTTGCGTGTCTAAGTCCGTTAAAGAACCTATAACTACTACGAACCCATTATCCATATTACTAATATCGTTTTGAACGATACCGTAAGTCTGCGCAGAAGTAGAGTCTCCGGTAGCTATCGCCTTAGTAACAGTAGGTAAGTTACCTTGTCCTCCGTTAATATAAACGATAGTACCTTTTGTTAAAGTTGCGCCCGTATCGTTATAAACTTCCGTTATTAATCTTTGCGCTTCTTGGGCGATAGTAGGAAAAGTAACTAAGTTACCTGCTCCGTTTATGTATTGTAAGTTAGTTCCCGCGAACCCTATATTTATTGTCCCGCTTGTAGTAATTGGCGATCCTGTAACTGTTAAAGCGTCTCCGCTTCTAGAAAGGCCTACGCTTGTAACCGTTCCGGTAGCACCGCTAGACCTAGCCCAAACCGTACCCGTATAGACTGCGTAATCGCCCACCGCAAAAGCGATAGGACCGGAACCAAAGTTAACCGTACCCGCTACATTACATAAATAAACGTCTCCCGCATTACCGGTCCCGTCTGCTAAAGTAGGAGTATTCGTAGCTGCGTTCCAAACCCCTTTAAACTCCATTACGGAGTTAGGTAATTGACTTACTAGGATCTTACCGTTTTCGTCAAGCTTAGGAACCCCATTAGCGACGTTAAAACCTAAAGAGGTTAATACCCCGTCGGTTCCTATAATTACGTCGTCTAGGTCCCTTAATTTCGCTCCGCTACTTATTAAAATTTGGTTACTCATTGTCTTATTAGTTAAATAGTCCTCTTACAAATTCCGTACTTTCTAAAGACCTAGCAAACGTTAAAACGCCTGTTAAGCTATTCCATTTTACCTGCTCCTCTATTGGCGTTCCTGTCGTTATGATCCCTTGGACGTCTATACCTCCTCTAGATACATAAACGCAGTCCTTACCGATCATATCTACCCAAGTTATAGTCGTTTCGCCACCGGCCGCCGTGTATTCTTTGTTATAAACGTAACCGCCTCTAATTATAATACCTGCAGGACTAATAGTCGTACCGGTAATACCGTAACGGCCTGTACCCTGTAAAGAAATATTATAAGTAGCTGCGTCTCTTACCGGACCATTAAAGCTAAAGTTAGATATATTGGTTATCCCGTTTATTATAACTAAGCCGTCTACTCCGTTGTCTATTACTAGATTTATTTCTATAGGGGAACGGTCTAGCTGCTTTTGCATAAAAAACAAATAACTAAACCCGTTAAGGATAATTAATCCGTCTGCGGTTATATTCCAAGAAGCTAAATCGTTTTTATATTCTCTAAACCAAGCCGAAGTTATAGAAGTTACTTCCTTTTGCTCTACGTCTACAGTAAAAGTACAATTTGTAGAACAAGCTATCGGAACGTCTACGGCCGGCGATACGTCGGTCCTGTGCCAATATAACATTAAGTTTTTACCGTTTACTGCGTTTGCCATACTACAAATTTATGATTTTTATTCTTGTATATATTTAACAGTTTCGGTAGAAGTATTATCCGTATCCGTTACCTCAATTATTTGAAAAGAGTCTACTTCGTCCATTCTAGGATTAATAGCCCCTCTATTCATTAAAAACTTTTTACCGTTATAGGTTAAGGCGTTAGTCGTAGAATCGGTCAAAGTGTAAACTTTATCTAAATAGTTTAATCCTTTAGCAGTTTTAAACGATCCTAATTCGGCTTCTAAGGTCCCGAAATTCTTATTTAAAAGGTTAGAGAACTGTCTAGCTATAAGCATTTGAAGCAAAAGAAAAGTCTCCGTTCTAGGCCACCTATACCAATTTTTAAGCGGGACTCCCGAAACATTATATAAATTACCCAAATTATTAGTCGATATAAAACTCGTAGCTAACGTTAAAAAGGTAAAAGATCCGTAAGGCTGCGAAGTATTTTTAACGTTGGTATTACCTGTCCCTACTTGTCTAGTAACCTCTATAGACTTAATTTCCTGCGTATTTTGAGTAATCTTAATATTTCTTAATGTTACGTTATAGTGATTACTAGAAATATCCCCTACAAAAAATTTAATTCTTATATATCCGCCCCAATTCTGCCCAAAAGAAAACGGGATCGCAGGATAACTCATACTAACGTTAATACTAAACGAACTCCAAGCTACCCCTAAAAATATTTCCGGCGCTGCTTCATAGGTTACATATCGTTGCGTAGTTCCCCAAGTATTGTTAGTCTCGTTATAGTAATAAACAGTAGCGCCAACGATACAAGCTATTTCTACTTTACCAAAATCGGCTAACATTTTATGTTCAAAAGAGAACGTAAAGCTAGGCGCTACCATATAAGGGGTATAATAGTAAGGCTGAAAAGGCGGGGTAGGAATATTTTGTAAATAAGCCGTTTTCCCGAAACCTCCTATCGCGCTTAATTCTATTTCGTTAAAATTAGAGTTCGGAACTACAGTAACTACGTCTCCCGAAATAGGGCTAGTAGTAGATTGGAAATAATACCAACCGTAAGGAAGGTTAGTTAAAAGACCTTGATTGTAAACCCCTTTTAATGTCCCGTTATGGATATAATTATCCGGATATTCAAAATTATAATTATGAATTAGCTTAGGGTATCCTTTTCTAACTACTTTATCTTGCGAGTTATTTATAAAGTGAACGTTCCCTTCTGCATAAGGGGCAATATTTACCGCCTCGTCTAAAGTACCGCTATTCCCTATTGAAACAGTAGGGTATAAAAAATACTGCGTATAATACCTAGCGGTAGATTGGGCCATTTCGTTAATAGCTAAAAACTGCCATTGGCCGTCCGATTGAAATAATCTACATCCAAAAGAACTAACTATATTTTCTAGGACCTCGTAATAGGTTTTACCCTGTAGGTCTCTTCTATAGATATAACTTTGAGACAAAGGCTCGTCTCCCGAAGCGTCCGAACGATCGAACATTCCCTCCGCATAGTAAGAACAAGAAGTAATCATACTAATAGGATCGGGGTAGTCTATAATATTTATACATTGGGCGATTACGTCTATTAACCTAACTAGGCTATTTACGCTTTCATTTTCTATAAAATTAAATTGGCTATATTCTAACAAAGAAAGCCCGTCTATCGCTACTATGTCTACTTGAACGAATCCTGTAGTAAAAGGCAAAGAAACGTAGTCGTTAAATAAGAAGCCGCACCATAAAAAGGTAGCCCCGTTATAAAATTTAACAAAGTATTTACGATCGTCGAAACTTAATAGATCGGGGAAGGTAGAAGCCGCGTCTGCGTCCGATATTATAAACGATACGTTTAGCTGCGAAGAAATAATAGAAGGTAAAGGCTCGTCTCCGCTAGAGTTAGACTCTAAGTTAATATTTATCGCGTCGTATGTCTTAACCGCCCCT